CCTTTAGTCGTTTGCGTCCCCGAAGGGATGAACGTACCCGTTCCGCGACTTACTTGCGTCCCTAATGGGATGAACGTATTGATATGCTAACATATCTATATTATATATGCAAGCACAAATGTAGCATTTGATACGGTTTTTACATATCTTCAATTTTATAAGGGCAAAGGATCCTCTCAGCAATACCCAATGCATGTTTATTATGTTTAATTAACTTATGCATCCATATTCTTTCAGCAAGAGTGACCTCTCTACTTAGCTTCATTCTGCAACAAATTTCTGTTAGTCTTAACCTATTATCCTTAGAGAGCATTAATGACGAGGGGTAAAAGGTAATGTTCTGCCTGTTGTATTGCTCGTTGCAATGTCTCAGGAGTATCACCAGGAAGGATAGGAACTGTTTGTTGTTTAATAACAGCCCCAGAATCTAAATGTTCAGTGACCCAATGAACTGAGCAACCAGTTTCATCATCACCCGATTTAAGTGCCTGTTCTACAGCATTTAATCCCTTATACTTAGGGAGTAAAGAAGGATGAAGATTTATAAGTCTTCCAGCAAATGCATCACAGAACTTCTTAGAGACTATCCTCATCCACCCTGCCATCACCACAAGATCAACTTGATATGTCTCAAATATTAAAATAATATTATCCTCATCCTTACTAGAGATACGAACAGAATTAATTCCTAATCGTTCAGCCCTTTTCTTAGCACCACATTTCTTTTTATTATAGACCATGAGTACAACATCATGATCAGGACAAGAATGAACTATGTTCTCAAAGTTTGTTCCTTCACCGGAACACATAACTCCAATTCTCATCTTACGTTATGCCCTCCAAATAAAAATCTCATTCCATTGAGAATTTTATGTGCATAGGTTCCTAACTTTCTAGAATTAAATCTTTCATATAATGCAGAAGTAATTACTGGTGCAGGAACTCCTAAATCAACGGCTGCATTCACCGTCCATCTCCCTTCACCAGAATCAGATACCCCACCATTAAAGTTATCAAGATCACGGTTATTATGGAGAGACTCCGCAGTAAGATCCAACAACCAAGACCCAACAACAGAACCCCTCCTCCAAAGCTCAGCCACTTCTGGAGTATCAATGTTGTATTGATAGTTCTCTGGGTCTGCCATCGGTGCAACCTCTGCGTCTCCCTCTCCAATGTATTCACTTCCTTTGTTTGCATTGTATAGAATGTTAAATCCTTCTGCATATGCTTGCATTATACCATACTCAACACCATTATGAACCATCTTTACAAAGTGTCCTGCACCTGGTGGTCCACAGTGAAGCCAACCCTGCTCGGCGGGGGTTGGGTCACATTCGGGATTGGTGCGTTCTGCTGCATCGATCCCTGGCGATAACGCATTGAATATTTCTGAACAATAGGAGACTGCAATACCTGATCCTCCAACCATAAGACAGAATCCACGCTCCAAACCGTAGACACCACCACTAGTTCCACAATCAATATAATCGACACCAAATTCTGCAAGAGTCTGGGACCTTCTCCGACTGTCCTTAAAATTGCTATTGCCATGATCAATAACAATATCTCCACTGCTAAGTAGTGGTAATAATTCATCGAGAGTTCCTTCTACATTCTCTGCTGGTACTACTAATTGGAATATACCTTTGTTCCCACCAGCCTTTACCTGTTCTACCAAATATTTAATCTCTGTAGTAAATCCAGAGATGTATCCCTTCTTATGTGCTTCCGCTGCCTTAACAATATTTCTTCTGTATCCCCATACCTCAATTCCATTCTTCATCATACGGCGAGACATCCCCTCACCCATACGTCCTAAACCAATAATACCAACTTTCATTTCCACTCCTCATAAGGTGGTTCATCTTCTCCAACATAATGGATAAAATGTTCAGTGTCAAAGTAAGATATACCACTCTTACCTTCTCTCTCATCTAATACTTCATTGATAAGTATCTTCATCTCCTTAGCATATGTTGGAGTGAATAACCTACGAGGTCTAACAGTCGCAGGTTTATATGTCTGAGGTTTTGATTTTAGTTTTGCTGATTCTTCAGGACTCAATTTAGGACTGAGCCCTTGAGTGTCTATGTAATCAATCCTTTTTGAGTTGTCTGCCATGTTTATCAACCAATCCTAGTTTTTTAATTTGACCTAGATTAGACTTCTGACGTTTTTTAATCTTCTTATATTCTTTAATCAATTTATCCACTTCATCATTAGGAATATTAACAGTCAACTCTTCCCCCTTACCAAAGCCCTCTCCCTTTTCCTCTATTACTTCATTTATTCCTTCTTGGATTTCGTCTCTAATAAGAGCATTTATTTGAGCCTTCAAGAGTTCATCGCTCATCCCTTCCTCCTCTTCTTTTTCTCTGCTGGTTTATATCCCCACTGAGTGGGATTTACAGTTCCAAATCCATACTCAATTCGTTTAAGATTCTGTTTGTACTTATCATAATACATATCAAAAATATTTGTCTGTTTTCCTGAGCGAGTTACATCTAGTAACTCATTCCCATCTACATTATACCACACCAAAAAAGCATCTCTAGGAAGAGATTTATCATTAGCTTTTGCTAGTGTTGTATTTTCTAACAGGATCTGACAAGAATAAGCAGCAGGATCAATCTTATTTTCCTCCTCCTTTTTCTTCTCTGTCACTTTTTGCTCTCCTTTTTTAATATGCTTTCCGCCTACATTAATACTCATGAACGACCACCCCATATAATATCTGGATATGCAGTCTCCACAATCTCACGAGTAAGTTTATACTTCTTATTAAGTTGTCCATCCTTTACAAGACATAAAATTTCTGCCTCTTCAGGATGCAAACCCTCAAGCATCTGAATGAACATAGACTCTCTACGAAGACCTGATAACTGATCGTTACCACCCTTAACAAAATGATAGAGTTGTCTATATTCTCTACGTAAAGAGGTATGATCAGTTCCTACAGGAACCTCATTCTTATTAAAAGGAACCTCTCCTTCAGGAAGCATTGAAATAACACTAGGATCAAAATTCCAAATGAAAAGACTCTTTAATGCATCAGTCTCATACTCTTTAAGAATTTCTATCTTCTTTGCCTTACTCCTTTGTTCATTAACAAGATTTAAAATCTCATGAATAAAAGGATTAGGTGGAAGCTTAACATTTTCCTTAGTGGTTCTAGGCTTCCTAGTCGTCGTCTTCTTCGTCGTCGTCATAATCGTTTTCAAATCGAACTGCTACAATTTCATCAGGAACTACATTACCATGCTCATCAAACATCTCTGGATGCGTATAAGCCACGTAAGCTGCTTCATAAGAATGCTGTCTTGCTAACCATCCTATCATACCTCCAACCAATAATGCAAGGAACGATACTACAGTCGTTAATGTCAAAGTTACTATGGTAGTTTCCATGGTTTTTCTCCAGAGTGTTAGGTTTTTCGAATGTCCAGATAAACATTAAGATGAAAAACAATTTCTCTGTTCCAAAGAGAAATCAATTTTCCAAATTTTACCTGAAAGGTTTTAGGTCGTTCTGATTTTCTCCTCCTATTGCGTAATAATAACTCAACACCCCTGTTAATGTCCAGAGGTTTGTCATTATTTAGATCCTTTTTTGCGTCTTCCTGGTTTTCTGTCACGACTGTACCTCCAAGCATCTTCAAGGATGCTATACAAATAATTTCTTATCTTTCTTGCTTGAGGTTTAGAAATATGACCGTATGCCTCCCGCAATTGTTTATGATCTCCATCCCTACCACCTTTAATATACTCTTCCAGTTCCAATACAACATCAGCAAGTTCATGAGCAGTAGAGCTTTGAATAAAAGCATCTATCTCATACTTTTTAGTCTTACGATACTTGAGGAAATCATAAAACTTAAGTTGCATCTTTCCTTCAAAAGCATACTCAATGGCATGTTCTATCATATCATAAACGCTATCAAAGTCGTCGTGCATTAGACCAAATTATTCTCCTTAAGATATTGTACGGTCTCAGTGCAACCCCCAAGATTATCTCCATTTAAAACAACCTGAGGGAAGGTAGATCCTTGACCGAACTGAGTATAGAAACTTTCTCTATCAAAGTCCCTGTTAAGTTTATATATTACATGCTTAAGTTCTGCAATCTGTAACACCTGTTGAATCTTGTTGCAATAAGGGCAACCCTCACGCGAATACACTGTAAAATTCATGAGTTTATCAGACATAGGTTGATTAAAAATTTTATTTAGTTTAAAGAAATTAACTGTCGTAAAGTGACAGGAAATCAAGACTGGATTCTATTTCATCACCCTCTTTCTTAGACAAAGGAGGATTAGAACCACCAAAAGTAGAAGGAGGACTACCCTTAAATTTACTAGCCTCCTCTATAGTTCCTGGATATCCATCTGTTCTCATAGGAGGGTAATCTTTTATCCCTGCATTGTCCATACATTCTTTATAAAACATTTCTGCTTTTTCATCTTCAGTCATTTTATGCTCCTTTCGATTTAATGTCATACTCTATCACAATTTTCTTAGAAGTTCTACCTGCGTGATCTGATGTAGTATATTGAGTCCATTCACCTTTAAGTAATGCTTCCATTACCTTCTTATCTAAACCACAAAGATTCTCACAATTCTCAACAGACTTGCGAACTGACTCTAATCCATCTGGATACTTCTTAACCTTGAACCCATGCTTATCTAACTCGTTACCTTCCTCATCATACTTCTTACCAATGTCTGATTGAAATTCACTCATCGTCATCCCCCATACCATTCATAATAGTGTCAATCACAATACTAAACCATACTACACCCATAATCATAATAAGAGCAATTCTTATTGAACTTGGAGATAAATCAATCATTAGGTTTAGAAGAAATCACTGGATTTTTTGTCTTATTAGTCAGTGTAATAAACTTATCTGCTGCAAAAGTACCAGCGACATTAACTGAAATCTCATCTCCATCATTCCAGATCTCTTCTCCATTCTTCTTACGCATGTCTAAAGCTTTCTCTAGATCATCAATAATCTTTTGAGTTAATTTCATTCTTCTGGTATCAATGCTTTGTATTTTTCGTACAGTTTACCAATCTTAGGTTCAGTCTGTCGTGACTTCCATAACTGAGTAAGAATTTCAGTCATGTCCTCCATTGGAACTACTACTGAAAGAGATCCATTAGTATATGGTGCTGTTGGCAAATCATCTGGCAATATCACTTCCATTACCTACCCTCCTTTGATTTATTTCTGATAGTAATATGATTACCTTCAATTGTAAACTCTAGATAATCTCTATGACTCCAATTTAATTCTTCATAAAGAGCATCAAGTTTCGCCATATCTTCCCAGAGATCAGTAGGAGTTGGTTCACCCCAAAATGGATTATCGTCTGGATCTATCATGCGAATTGCCTTAGTTTCTGTAGTATATATTTGTATGCCTCTACTATGTCCCCTTCATCTTTACGAAATAAGTCTTTATCAAACCGTTCTTTTGTACCTTTCTTCCACAATCTCATATTATCTGGGGATAATTCATCTGCCAAAAATAAATCACCATGAACATCATATCCAAACTCTATTTTAAAATCAACAAGGTCAATCCCCATCAAAGTAAATAAGGATTGCAACTCATAATTAATCTGTAATGCTTGCTCCTTCATAGGTTCAGGATCAATACCCATTAATCTTACACGGTCATAGGTAAGTAAAGGATCATCCTTCGCATCATCTTTTAAGAAATATTCTACTATGGGAGGATTAATTAATGTTCCTTCACTAATAGTAGTAGTTTTAACAATACTACCAGCAGCAATATTCCTAACGATAACCTCTACCGGAATAATCGTTAACTTTTTACATAAAAGAGTATCAAGAGAAGGACACTCAAGATAATGGGTCTTAATACCATGATCCGTCAACTTTTCAAAAAGAAGTGCGGATATAAGACAACAAATCTTACCCTTCTCTTCTGGATACTCTACATGTCTACCATTCCATGCAGTAACCTTGTCATGAAATTTAATCGTGACTTTAGAAGCATCACCTGGTACATCATAAACTGATTTTACCTTTCCTTGTAGAATTGGTTCTTCAATCATCCTTGCCATATCATATCAGGCATCTGTTGGGGTGCCTGTCTACCCACTGTCAGCATAAGAATGAAATATGCTAGAAACCATATTACATTAAAAATCCATGCTTGTCTATAGAGATATTTTCTTATACCCATGGACACCATAACATTCCTTACGTCATTAGGATTATCTTCATTACCTCTTGCTCTAAAAATTTGTTCTATCACAACTGCAACTAGAGTTCCTATTACTAATGGATAGAATAGAAAATTTGCGAATGACATTATCAGTATTAGTGTTTTCATGAGTCGTACCCTTTACGTTTTTTCCAGTCCGAATACATTCCACCGAATACCATACCTTCATGTGACTTTAATTCATCACCATCAAGAATTTGTAGCTGTCTTTTTGTAAGAAGACCTTGCATCATCTCCTTATATTCGTTTTCCCAATTTGGGATTTCTTTTAGCCAGTCTGCTGTCATTAGTCTAGTGCGTCTAAGTTACCATGTTTAACTGGTTTGTGATCTTCAAACTTATCATGATTACCATCACCAGGCATCTTACCATAAGCACAATATTCAATCGCTTGAATAGATCCTTTCAATCTATCAAGGTCTCTATCTATTTTTACATACTCTAAATGAGCATCTTCAAGTTCAGTTTGTCTATCTTCCAGCTGAGTAGTCCTTTTATAGAACCTCTCTAAAAGCTGTTCATAGTTTTCAATCTGTTTCATGTGACTGTTTAGTTTTATGTAGGTATTCTACCACAGATTCTAAAGTGTGGATATTATCACCTGCTAATTTAAGGATATCTTTACATCTGCTGCATAAAAGACCTCTCACAACGCCTGTAGAGTCCTTATCAATCATAAACCTCTTATTGAACTTTCCCCCTGCTTCTGTGGTCTTACAGATAGCACAGGAATAGTTTTGTTTCTCTATCATCCTCTCATAATCTTCCAGAGTTATCCCATAATTTCTTTTAAGATATCTGGAGCGAACACCATAGGCATTCTTTTGATTATATTCAGTCGTTCTTTTTACTGTACACTCTTTACACTCATAAGAATATGAAGAGGGAAGAGTAGGATCTTTACGCGACAAATAATAATCATCAACAAGATTCTTTTCCTTCTGACAAACTCTACAAACTCTAGTCTCTAGGAGCAGATGACCTGTGGTAACCTGATCGTCTATTTCCATATGAAAAAGGACGCTATATTAGTTAGGTATTTAAATCATATCCAATATTTCCAGCTAAAACAATTCTATTATCACATTTATTAGGAGGAACTCCATGCCGTAAAGTTCCTGGAAAAATTACAACCTTTCCTTCTTCGGCTTTTATTTTTTTACCACTAGTAGAAAATACTAAAGGAGAAGATCCTGAAGGGGAATTAACAAAATAAACAAAAGCAACTAATGCAAACCAAGCATGGTCATGATCAAAAGTATAATCCCCCTTATTGTACCTAGCAAACCACAAATTAGTAGTAGGGTTGCCATCATTTTCCATTGCTCCAGCATTTATTGTTGCTCTTAATTTTTCACGTGCCAACATATGAACCCAGTCTACAATTAAATTCATACTAGGAGTCCATAAATCTTTTGAATGAAAATTATATTGAGATCCTTGAATATTTGTAAGGTGGCTATTATTCTTAGGAGAATAAAATTTAAATTTTTTCACATCCTCCATCAATTTCATATTTAAAGATTGATAATAAGGATGCTTTTCAACTATTACATTATGTCTTTCTATAATAGTAAGCATTAAAAAAGGAGGGTGTTAACCCTCCTAGTATAACACAATATTTAATTTTTAGGAGTCATCCGATACGCACCGTATGCAGCACCAGTTATAGCGACAAAGATAGCGATCAGTTCCATATCTAACCTATGCTAGGAGCAACAAGAGCAACCTCAGTAGTTGAAGTAGCAGCAAGGTCTAGTGGGAAGTTGTGTGCATTTCTTTCATGCATAACTTCCATACCTAGGTTAGCACGGTTAAGAATATCTCCCCACGTAGGAACAACCTTACCTTGAGCATCTAAGACACTCTGGTTGAAGTTAAATCCATTGAGGTTGAATGCCATCGTGGATATACCCATAGAGGTTAACCAGACACAAACAACAGGGAAGACTGCTAGGAAGAAGTGAAGTGAACGTGAGT